AATATTATAAACGGATGGCCGCCACGTGTCTCCAAGCGCTATCTTAGGTTTTAGTATAAATTGTACTCCAATACTCCAATTTGTTTCGCCAAGTTGAGAGGAGCTCAATTGGAGTACACCCTTTAATTACAAATATGCCACCACCAAGACGTTTCAGACTTCAAGCAAAAAATATATTCCTAACATACCCATTATGCTCTCTTACTAAAGATGAAGCATTAGAGCAATTACAATCAATACAACTAACTTCGAATAAACGATATATCAAGATTTGCAGAGAGCTTCACGAGAATGGGAAACCTCATCTCCATGCCCTTGTCCAACTTGAAGGAAAAGTCCAGATCACGAATGAACGACAGTTCGATCTGGTATCCCCAACCAGATCAGCACATTTCCATCCGAACATTCAGGGAGCTAAATCTAGTTCCGATGTCAAATCATATATCGACAAAGATGGAGATACCCTCGAATGGGGAGAATTTCAAATCGATGGCAGATCTGCTAGAGGAGGTCAGCAGACTGCAAACGACTCGTATGCCAAGGCGCTTAACGCAAATGGAGTGCAAGAGGCACTCCAAATTTTAAAGGAAGAACAACCTAGGGATTTTGTTAAAGATTTTCACAATCTCAAGGGTAACCTTGAGAAGATATTTACAAAAGCTCCAGAACCATGGGTTCCTCCATTTTCACTCTCCTCATTTAACAACGTGCCTGAGGAGTTACAGTCATGGGCTGATGATTATTTTGGAAATGGTTGCGCTGCGCGGACATTAAGACCTATCAGTATCATCATCGAAGGTGATTCAAGAACGGGAAAGACGATGTGGGCTCGTTCATTAGGAATTCATAATTATTTGAGTGGTCATCTAGATTTCAATTCTAGAGTTTACTCAAACGATGTTATGTACAACGTCATTGATGACGTACCACCGCACTATCTAAAGATGAAACACTGGAAAGAGCTCATTGGGGCCCAGACAGACTGGCAGACCAACTGTAAATACGGGAAACCCATTCAAATTAAAGGTGGCATTCCATCAATCGTGCTATGCAATCCTGGTGAGGGGGCTAGCTATAAATACTACCTCGACAAACAGGAAAACTCACATCTCAAGGCGTGGACACATCACAATGCAGAATTCGTCTTCCTCGACGCCCCCCTCTATCAAACCTAAACACAGGATTGCAAAACGAAAGGGAATACGTCGAAAACGTATAGACTTGGACTGCGGCCGTACAATATACGTGCACATCAACTGCGCCAACAATGGATTCACGCACAGGGGAACCCATCACTGCTCGTCAAGCAGGGAATGGCGTTTTTATTTGGGATGTTCCAAATCCCCTCTATTTCAAGATATACAACGTAGAGGATCTCCTATACACGAACATCAGGATATACCACGTGCAGATCAGGTTCAACCACAACGTGAGGAAAGCTTTGGATCTACACAAGGCATACCTAAATTTCCAAGTCTGGACGACATCCCTGACGGCTTCTGGGACGACTTATTTGAATCGGTTTAGGAGTTTAGTTTTATTGTACTTAGATAGATTAGGTGTTATTTCACTTAATAATGTCATTCGTGCTGTTCGCTTCGCAACAGATAAACCATATGTAAATCATGTATTAGAAAGACATTCAATAAAATTCAAAATTTATTAATTACTTATCGAATCATAAAAATAGATCCGAATTTTCAAAGTTGCATATACAGGATTAAAAGCATGAGTACACGCCATATACAATAACAGAGCATTCTCTGTGTGGTTCTCATACTTCCCGGCTTCCTGATGGTTGTACACCACATGGTTGTTCACCTTCCAGAATCGTCTGACAAGAGCCTGCTCATTGCTGGCATACTGACCACCAGTGACCTTAGCATAAAATCTGTGGACTACCTGATAACAATCACGAAGATCGTTCTTCACAGTAGCAGTACTAGGCTCATTGTCGTACATATTGAACACTTGGCCAAAATCCATAGGAGTACCATATGGTCTCCTATCCCTGACCAACCAGAACATGACACTGTTCGTGTGGTTCTTCAATTTGATGTTGTCATCCATCCAGATCTTGCCTAATATATACACGGACTTAACACAAAAACGCTTACCAACGCGGTGAGTGATACCGTTACCACGGGTGACGTCCGATATGCACATCACCTTACCAACATGGGAGATATCATGACGTTGTTCAAATGACTGGACCTTACATGGGCCTTCACAGCCTCTAGGAACGTCGGGTGTTCTCCAAGCCCGATATATCCTGGGCTTCCTGTACATAGGCCTGTTAACCCATGCATGGGCCTTGTCAAATTTAGGCCCAGTACCAGTCCTGGGAGACTGGTTGGAGGACCGGCTCACTTTTGAGGTCCCCCCCATCAATCGCCACGGAGCATCGCGCTTTGGCATTTCAAATTAAAGATATACAATAGTGGGATTCACTTTAATATTTATAGATATCCGGGTCCATTCTTGTCTACCAAGGACCACTAATTAGACCCAGCAGACGTCATGTGATTGGACAGCCATATTTATCATCATTGCATAACCCGAGAATATTTCATTAATGGGCCCGGGTCGGGTAAAAATCGCGCGGCCATCCGGT